ACCTAATAAAGTAGAGAATAATTTATTTGTAGGATCAACAGCAGAATTACAAAAATTGATAAAGAAAAATGGAAAAGACATATCTAGGTAACCCCAATCTAAAAGCAGCAAATCAAAAAGTTCGATTTACTAAAAAACAAGTAGAGGAGTTTTTGCGTTGTCAAGAAAACCCTATTTACTTTATTGCTAATTATATACAGATTGTTACACTAGATCACGGATTACAACCATTTAAATTATATAATTTTCAAAAAGAAATGGTAGACACATTTCATAATAATCGTTTTAGTATTTGTAAACTACCAAGACAGACTGGTAAATCAACAACAATTATTGCATACCTATTACACTACGCCATATTTAATCCGAATGTAAACATAGCTATACTTGCTAACAAAGCTGCAATTGCTAGAGACTTATTAGGTCGATTACAACTTGCATATGAAAATTTACCTAAATGGTTACAACAAGGTATTATTAATTGGAATAAAGGTAGTTTAGAATTAGAGAATGGTAGTAGAATACTTGCAGCTGCAACATCATCAAGTGCTGTTCGTGGTGGTTCTTATAATGTAATATTTTTAGATGAGTTTGCTTACGTACCTAATAATATTGCAGAACAATTTTTTAGTTCAGTTTATCCTACAATATCTTCTGGTAAATCATCAAAAGTTATGATAGTATCTACCCCTCATGGAATGAATATGTTTTATAAATTATGGAATGACGCTGTGCATGAACGTAATAGTTATAAACCTATTGAAGTGCATTGGTCAGAGGTACCTGGTCGTGATGAAAAATGGAAAGCAGAAACAATAAAGAATACAAGTGAACAACAATTTAGAACAGAGTTTGAATGTGAATTTTTAGGTAGTGTTGATACTCTTATCAATAGTTCTAAGCTAAGAACAATGTCTCATATTACACCTGAACAATCTAACGCAGGTTTAGATGTATATGAAATGCCTAAGAAAGGTTGTAGATATGTAATGACAGTTGACGTTGCAAGAGGAACGATAAATGATTACAGCGCTTTTGTTGTAACAGACGCAACTAGTATACCATATAAAATTGTAGCAAAATATAGAAACAATGAAATTAAACCTTTAGTCTTTCCACAAATTATTCATAAAATTGCAACAAGTTATAATCAAGCAGAGGTCTTAATTGAAGTAAATGATATTGGTGGTCAAGTAGCAGATACTATGCAATACGATTTAGAATATGATAATTTAATTATGGTTAATCAAAGAGGCAGATCAGGACAGATTGCTGGTACAGGTTTTAGTGGTAAACAATCTCAATTAGGTTTACGAACAACTAAAGCAACAAAAAAAATAGGTTGTTCAAATCTCAAAGCAATGATAGAACATGATAAACTAATCATACAAGATTTTGATATTATTGCAGAATTGTCAACTTATATATTAAAAGGTAAAGATAAGTACGAAGCAGAGGAAGGGTCAAGCGATGATTTAGTAACTTGTCTTGTTATGTTTGCGTGGTTATCTAATCAGACATATTTCAAAGAATTAACAGATCAAGATATTCGTGCCAGACTTGTTGATGAACAACAAAACATGTTAGATCAAGACATGGCACCTTTTGGTTTTATAAATGATGGTTTAGAAGAACCTGAGACATTTAAAGACCCTTACGGTACCACTTGGTCACCGGTAAAAGTCAAAAGAGGTTGGTAAATCTTGTATTTTATAAATAGTTTTAAGATTTTAATATTAAAATTTAAACACTCAAAGGAGAAAACAAGATGGCTTTTTTAGTATCACCAGGCGTTCTTGTTACGG